AAACATCAGACTCTTGTAAAACAAGAGGCTGAGATAATAACTCTGTAGTGGTGTTTGTAGCAACACTTTTAGCCTTAAATAATTCAAAAGTTGCAGAGGATCTAACCACCTCTAAATCTACCAGTGTCGTGCTTCCTGAATCATTACAAATTAAAATAGATTTTACAACATCAGTTGTAGGAGGCACAGGTGGTGTAGCGCCAGGATTAGCTGTTGGCACCGTTAACAGGGTTGTTAAATCTGTTGATGTAATGTCAACCATTGAGCTTTTAAATGTATTAGCCAAGAAAAAATGTCTCCGATTCTGATTCTTCTCTTAAATCTTGTTGAAAGTTTGTATTAAGCAAAAAAACTATTTGTTCTAATAATCTTATCATTTGGTCGAACTGACCAGCATCATATTCTGGTGTAGCATTAGGTAATCTAGTTATATTTATTTTAGCCATTATCTTCTTCCATCTGGTCTAATTTCTAATTTTTGTGATCCAAGTCTCCATGCTGTATCATCTACAGTGTTTGTTGTGTATCTAATTTTAACTGCTCTACCTCTACCTCTCACACTTATTTTTTCTGTGGTGCTTGTTATAGATCCACTAGTCTGAACATTTGAAGATGATTGAGGATATTGTTCTAATGTTAATCTTGCAGTCATAGTATTAGCAAGATTATCAAAATCTGGAACTAATTTACTCACTGACATTAATTGATCACCGTCTGCTATTTCTACAGATCCTGTTTCTAAAAAGGCTGTAATAGCAGTGCCATCTGCTTGATTGTTACCAGTTTCATGTTCAAATATAGATGACGCGCCAGCAGTTAGACCAAGTATGCTTGTGGCATTTGCGGTTGCAGATGAACTATATTCTGTGGCTATTGGTTTTTCATAAACATAAGCACCGAGCCAAGTAGTTCTAGCTAAATTTATTGTATACCAAGTTCCTTCAAGATAGTTATAGGCAACTGCTCTATCTATTTGTGTAGCATTTGAGGATGGGTAATACCAAATTATTTCATTGAAAGCTGTGTTTAGACCCACGGCAATATCATTTTTGTTAGTGTAACTTAAGTCATCAAATACATAATCTTGCACTGAACATGGCATTTTTTTGACAACACCATCGAAAAGATAAAATGCGTCATCAGACATCCAATACGCTTTTCCGTTTACTTCTATAGCTGCGTGTTGAGCTATCAAGCCCGCGTTAGCACCAAGTTGTCTAAGACCAAATGTAAAAGGTGTGCCAACAAATTGTATTCCGTGTAATGACGTGTCTGTCCATACTAGTATTTGACCTGTTGATTTAACAGCGCCAACTATTCTAGACCCATCTGTAATTCTTAAAGATCCTGCTTCGTTTGTAGCTACAGGTGTGTAATCTGTTGCGTCTTCTCTATCTGAAAACCTAAATAATAAATCATCTTGTGTGGCTGTATTGCCAATCGTCGTTTCTGTTCCAAATATTAATAAGTGTCTGGTATCTGTTGAAACAATATTAAATCTAGAAGCAGTCGGAGCATTTGATAATGCAGTTGCTCGAGCTCCTAAACCTCCTGAGGTGTCCCATACAAAAGTGCCACCATTTAAAACAGTAGCAATTAAATCTTCACCAAAATTATCTAATGACCAGTTTCTACCTTCAATAACAACGCTTGATGAAGATCTTGGCTCATCCCATGTGCTTGTGCTCCATGTTTCTGTGCCCCAACCATATCCATATGTAGACGCAGTAGGACCAGGATTTATTTGATAGCTTGCATCTGTTGAACCACCACCTGCTGCTGTAGTTCCGGATGCGTTTGTTCCAGCATTTATTGTATAGGTATTGCTAGTTGGTACAGTTAAAACTTCAAACTCAGCATTAAAATCTATACCATCTACTACGTTCGTAGCAGAGCCATTATCAAAAGTAACGAACGCACCGACTTCAGCTAGATGTCCAGCATCAGTAACTGTTACTGTAGCAGAACCACTTGATGTAGCAAAAGGATTTGTAAGACTAGCGGTTCGTCTTATAGGAGTAATATCGTATACTTTACCTTCAGAATAAATATATAGTTTTCTATCTGAGCCTAGGGCCAAATATCTTGTACCATCTAAGCCTATCCAAGAGTGTGTATCTCTCACGACACCAACCACCGTGACATTTGGATTAGGTAAATTTGCCCATCCACCCCATCTTTCAGGTTTACCGTAATGAAATCTCACAAAATCAGAATCGACATATTTACGATCATCTCCTGCAGAATATGCGGTATCTTGCTTGTCAATGCCAGGGCGAAATTTTAAGTCAACTAATTGCATAGTTTAGATAGTATTATCGAATTTGCATTGAAATGCAATGGATACTCTCATAATTGGACACATTCTTGATACTTGAACACCTCTGTGGGGCAGATAAGAAGGGAAAATAACTAATCTATTAGGTAATGGTGCGGCGCCATCCAGAATTCGAGTTTTAGCAAGGTCATATAATAAAATCTCTCCACCCCAACTTGTGTCCCATCTGTCATGAGCAAAATAGACAATAGTAATATTTTTTGAAAATGTTGCGGTATCGTCTTGATGAACAGTCTGTTCACTTAAAGGATAGTTTGCGTTGAAAAAAACTCTATCTAAAACATTTTTATAATTTTCTTCTACTTTAACTGTAGCATTAATTGTGTTCCAAAGATTATAAATTACATTTGCTTCGTTAAATCTTTTATTTTTTATTAAATCATTAATTTTGTTTACGTGATCTGCCGCTCCAAAATTTACGTTATTGTCTGCATCGTCAGATCTTGTTGTAAAACTCCAAATACCGCTCTGTACTTCTTTGGTCACCAACGCAAAAATTTCTGGTGGCGCTACGTCGTCAAGTATTTTAATAATTCCCATATTTTAAGTCTGTCCAATATTGTATGCTAAATCTTTGTTGTGGGAAGGGCACATCTTTACCACTTTTAGATTTAATAGGTGTTATTGCATGATGAATATACGTTGGAAAAACAACCATTATATTATTTTGATTTGGGATTTCTATAGTTCTACCTTCATCCATAAATAACATGTCCCCACCAGAAAGTTCATCGCCTTCGTTTAAAATTAAATTAAATGTGTAAAATTCTGAATCTTGATGCCAATTGTAATAACCACCATTGTTGTAAGATATTACGTGTATTTTATGTGTTTTTTTCTTTTTTTCTAAAAACTTAAACACGTTTAATCTACCGTAATTGTTAACAAAGGTAGTAAATCCTTGATGAAAAAACCAATCATTTAATTCTAATATTGATTCATTATTTGCAGGAACTTTACCATCCCTTATTTCATCTTCTGTTATCCAGTAGTCTAAACCTCCACATTTACTATTAAATAAATTTATAGCTTCATCTGTCCAATTAGGAATTCCAAAATTACGCCTGTTGTTCATTAGATCTATTTTAATTTTTTGTAACATCGTGTCTGGTAAAAAATTTTTACAAATAATTATATTTTCAGATGCGTATTCGTAATTCATTTTGCGCCTTTAAATTGAGTTGCCACGTTACCCCTAAATGCATAGTTTCCGTAATGAGTCATACCACTCACTATATCTGCATATATTTTGCCGCCCATGTTTTGCCATAAACGACAAAAAGCGTAGTCTTCTGATAAATATCTTTTGGTTTTTGGTTCTATCATTGTATCAAAAAAAGTATAATTCCAATCAGATGTTTGATGATAATCAAATTCTTTGTCATGAGATTGATTAATATGTTGATCTGGTATAAATTTTAATTCTGGGTAAACCTTTGCCATTCTTACAAATACCTCTCTTTTAATCAACATAAAACCAGTCGGTCCATCCATAACTTCTATAAACCCTTTATCTAATAATATGTTATGAGGATCTTTTACATTAAGATTATATTGTAATGATGCTGCCAAAAGCTCGTCTTCAGGCATATCTGGTTTTTCTTTTAATCTTTTCTTTACTTTAATCCAATCAATAGTTTTTCTAGGATATATACCAGTTACAACATCTTTGTCGTAATCAAGCATTCTTATCACTGCCTCTGGATTAAAAGCTAAATCAGAATCTATAAATAAAAGATGAGTATAATTACCATCCATAAACAATTGTACTAGAGTATTTCTAGCTCTAGTTATTAGTGATTCGTTTCCAATTGTTCC